ATTTAAATGGCTAGAGGATTATCGAGTGCCGTTAAAACTGAATTGGCGACAGGCAATATTAAATATGTTCATTTAGTTCATCTTAATTTTGCCACACCCCTATACATAACCGATTGCAGTTTCGCATTGACTTCAAGCATTAGCGGAAGTTCAAGAACATATACGGCAAGTGGTCATTTATTGGGAATCAGTAATGTTTCAGAGGGTGTTGAACCCATTAAGAACACTTTAAGCATAGTATTGTCTGGTGTTGATCAAAGTTATATCGCAATCGCTTTAGGCGAAAACATCATCAATGATGGTGTGCAAATATACAAGGCATTCTTGGATAGTTCCAATGCCATAATAGCCGACCCTTTTTTAATTTATGATGGAACAATAGACGAATATATAATTGGCGATGATACAAACACCTCACAAATAACCTTGAATGTCACTTCTCATTGGGGGCAATTTCAAAAGGTCAATGGAAGAAGAACAAGCGATACTTCACAGCAACGACATTTTGCAAGTGATAAGGGTTTTGAGTTTTCAGCTTTAACAATAAAAGATATTCGCTGGGGTAGGGCGTAATGGGTTTTTGGAGTGGATTAGCAAATACAGTTACAGGTGCTTATAATGCTGTAACAGGTTCAGCGCTAGGAACTATATTATCAAATATTATGCCTTGGCTTGGGCCAATACTTAATGTCATTAGTATTATTTCGGTTGCTATTACTTGGTTGCGAAAACCAGATGAGCCAGATTTTAATGTTGATACGACACCAGAAAACAGAGCCAAAGGAGTATTAGTCAACAAGACTTCTGCTAATGCTCAAATTCCTGTTATTTATGGAACTAGAAAAGTGGGTGGAACAATCGCATTTATGGAAACATCAGGAACTGACAACGAGTTTCTTTATATGATAATGGCTTTAGCAGAGGGTGAGATAGATGATATTACTACAATTTATATCAATGATAATGCTGTTACTTGGAGTGGTGATTTATCTGATGGCACAAGCAGAACAGTTAATTCAAGCGATTCAAATTATTACAAGGATAGTGCAAGTTTAATTACAGTCATTCCTCACTATGGATTGGATTCACAAACTTATGACACGACAATTGGTGGATTAGATAGCTGGACTTCAAATCATAGGTTAAGGGGTATTGCCTATATCGCATTAAAATTTACTTGGAATCAAGACGCATTTGGCAGTATTCCATCAGTTCACGCATTAGTTAAAGGAAGAAAAGTTTATAATCCCAATCTTGACGGAACACTTACAGGGGGAAGCGGTTCTCACAGGGCTGACACGACTACAACTTGGGAATATTCCGACAACCCCATTTACTGCCTGTTGGATTATTTAAGGAATACTCGTTATGGAATGGGAATAGAGAATGCCGCTTTTGATTCTAATTTCGCTGACTGGCAGACTGCTGGAGATGTTTGTGATACTGATGTTACGAATTATTCTGGTGGAGATACGATCGACATTATGGATTGCCACGCAGTTGTTGATACAAACAAAAAGTGCATTGATAATGTAAAAGATTTATTAAGTGGCTCTAGGGGTTTCTTAAATTACTCTAGTGGCGAATATAAGATTACAGTTGAAACAACAGGAAGTGCCTCAATCACATTAACCGAAGATAATATCATTGGTGGAATAAATGTAACTAGTAAATCAAAGAATGAAAGATTTAACAGGGTCATTTGCACATTCGTCAATCCAGATAAGAATTATCAAGTTGATGAAGCGCAATATCCACCAGTTGATGACAGTGGAGAGGCGAGTGCCGATCAACACGACAATATGAAAACTGCTGATGGTGGAATACTGTTAGAGGGAAGATATGACTTGTCAACAATTGCCAACCCATATCAAGCACAGGAAATGGCAGAGGTTATTCTACGAAGATCAAGGTCAAGTTTGGATGTTACGATAATCGCTGACGCAAACGCTGTTGAATTAATGGTTGGCGACATTGTGGCAATCACTCACGCAACTCCAAGCTTTAGCGCGAAAGAGTTCAGGGTTATGTCATCAACTTTAAACGCTGATTGCACAGTTGCATTGCAATTAACAGAACACCAAGACGCATATTATACTTGGGCAACAAAAACCCAATCAGCGACCATACCAAACACGACATTACCAAATCCTTTTAGTGTGACAGCACCAGCGAGTTTAACACTCACAGATGAACTGATTATTTATAGTGAGGGAATTGTTTTAACACGATTAAATATTGTTGTGGGTGCAAGTACGGATAAGTTTACTCAATACTATCAAGTGGAAGCAAAGTTAAGCACGGAATCAGATTACAAGATTGTTAGTCAAGGAACACAATTAAACCACGAATTGTTAAATGTCATTGATGATAAAACTTATAATGTAAGGGTAAAGGCAATAAATTCTTTAGGGGTTTCAAGTTCCTATACCTCTGAAAATAGATTGATTGTTGGTGCAACCGAGCCACCAAATGATGTAGATAACTTTTCCGTCAATATGCAAGGGTCAAACCAAATGCAGTTGAATTGGGACGCAGTTTCAGATTTAGATGTTTCCTTTTATGAAATTCGATACCAGAATGTAACAACAGGCGCTCAATGGAATAAATCAAATAATTGGCTACAAGTACCAAGAACTTCTGGAACGACAAAAACAACCAACGCCAAGACAGGCGCTTTTTTAATAAAGGCGGTTGATAAGTTAGGGAACGAATCAAACAACGAAACGATAATTTATTCCAACATATCCTCACTTCAAGCGTTTCAAAATGTTTCCACTATGACAGAGGATTTAAGTTTGGGAACTTATGATGCAGATGTGGCTTTAACCGATTCCTCTGGCACAAATTCCATTGTCCTAGATACCATAACCGACTTTGATGATACTGTGGGAAACTTTGATAGTGCAGATGGAGATTTTGATTTGGGGGGAACGGATGCAACAAGCAATCCATCTTATTACACGGCTAACATTGACAATGAGGGTTTTTATACATTGAATCAAACATTATCGTTAGGTGGAGTTTATGATGTTTCTTTTACTAAAAATTTAACCATAGATCAGATTGAAGACCCTTATGATTTATTTGATGATGGACGAGGATATACAAATTTTGATGATGCACCAGCACCCTTCGATGGAAATGACCCTACTAACGCCACACAAAGTTTACAGGTGGCTTATTCTGATTCAAGTTTGGGAGATGCGACAACTTTTTACGCCCTCAATGCCACCACAACTTACAAGGGAAGATATTTTAATTTCCGATTGCGTATGGCTAATACCAATAATAAAGTTAGGGGTTTCGTAAGTGGGATTGTCATTTCTGTTGATATGGAAAAACGAGTTGAATCTGGTGAGGATATTGCAAGTACCACAAGCACAAAGGTTATCACTTTCACTAATGCTTTTTATGCCACCCCAGCAATAGGCATATCAGCACAGAATATGGCGACAGGAGATTACTATACAATCACTTCAAAAAGTGCTACAGGGTTTTCCATTGCATTTTTTAATTCAGGTGCGAGTGGCGTTGACAGGACTTTCGATTATGTCGTACAAGGATATGGATTGAAAACCACATAAAATATTTGTATAAATTAAACGAATAGGATAAAAACAAATTATGAGTACTGTTTCAGATTATAGTTTAGCGAATCAAGGATTTTCGGCCTTCAGAACGGAACTCAATAACATACTTGGGGCGATTAACACACTTAATGCAACCACTTCCGCACCAGCTTCAAAAGCGGCTGGGTCGCTATGGTTGGACACGACTTCGGCAACAACACCAACTTTAAAATTTTATGACGGATCAGATTGGATTTCACTTTGCACATTTAATTATTCAGGGAATACTGTAAATTGGCTGGATAATACTGTTACTGCTGATTTAAGCGGAGACGCCTCGCCTCAACTTGGTGGGGATTTAGATGTCAACGGACAAGACATAGTTTCAACTTCAAACGCTGACATTGACATAATACCAAACGGAACAGGTGATGTTAATCTTGGAGCAGACACAGTTCAAGTTGGTGATAATAATGCTGATGCGACAATCACTACACAAGGCACAGGGGATTTAATTTTAAATACCAACAATGGAACAAATGCTGGAAACATAACTTTGGCTGATGGTGCTAATGGCAACATAGATTTAACCACCAATGGAACAGGTGCGATTAAATTTAATGATTTGGCTTATATTCCACAACAGGCGATAACCTCAACCTCAAATGCTGTGGCTTGGGATGTACAAGCTAAACCTAACGCATATCATTTAACAACAGAAAACACGATTTTCTCTGCTCCGACTAATGCAGTAGAGGGTGCTTTTATTTGTTTGGAAATTAATTTTGATGATGCTCACACCATTGGCTGGAATACTATTTTTGAGTTTGCCGCAAGTACAGAACCAACTGAAACAGCAACAGATGGCAAGACTGATATTCATATATTTAGATACAATGGTGCAATATGGCAAGAAGTAGGCAGAACAATGAATTTAAGTGAAAGTTAAAATATGTATGCATTAATTGAAGGTGGAGTAATAGCCAAAACATTCAACAATCCTAGACGATTGGTTGTTAATAATATTCGCTATTCCACAAAGATTTATTCCCTCTGGTCTAAAGAGGAAAAGGAATCCATAGGACTATACGAAGTTGTCTATGACAATTCCAATAAAAGAGATGAAGATTGGTATATCAATACAAATGAAACTTTGTCATTCGCTGACGGAGTAGTTACTGCAAGTTATGGAAGTGCAACAGCAAGATTATTAGAGGACAGGAATGAGGTTGATGAAGATGACAACCCCTTACTAGATTCTGATGGAAACCAAGTTGTTACCAAAGGATTAAAAACAATTAAAAAAGAAATGATAGACAGGCAATGTGCTGGATTATTACAGGACAGCGATTGGCGAGTCATCAAAGCAAAGGAAACAGGAACAACAATGGATGCTGGTTGGAAATCGTGGAGGGCAAGTGTGAGAACTAAATGCAATTCAATGCAAGACCAGATAGATGGTGCGAGTGATGTTGATGCTTTGGCTACTTTGTTTACACATACAATTACAGACGGAGTACAAAGTAGACCACTAGGCGAATTTCCAATCAAGGAGTAATTAATGGTATTTCCTATTTTACCAGCAAACACTTTATCAGGTGGATATGACATAGATAATTCCCTTCGGTTTGCTACTGGTGATTCTGCGTATTTAAGTTTTACGACTGGAACTCCAACATCAGTAAGAAAAGCGACTTGGTCTTTTTGGCATAAAAAAACTAGGGATACTACAGAAGTTATTTTTGGGTCTGATGCTGACTATATGGAAATATATTCTGAAGGTGGTGGTGAACTTTGGTTTTATATAGCTGATGGAGCAGGTAAATATTTAAAATCAACTAGACTATTGAGAGACTTTTCGGCTTGGTATCATATTGTAATGGCATTAGATACAACACAAGGAACAGATACAAATAGAATGAAAGTGTATGTTAACGGTGTTCAATTAACATCTTTTATAACTGAAACGTATCCTACAGAAAACTATGATGTACCGGGTCTTGCAGATGGTGTAGTATTTCATGTCGGCTCAAGAATATACGGAGGTGCTTCTTCTTATATGGATGGTTATTTAGCGGACTTTGCTTTTGTTGACGGAACTGCTTATGCGGCAAGTGACTTCGGCGAAACGGATGAGGACAGTGGAATATGGAAACCGAAAGAACCAAGTGTAACATATGGAACTAATGGTTTCTTTTTGGAATTTAAAGAGACGGGAACTAACCAAGATTCTAGTGGCATTGGTGCG